GGTCCCGGACTTGCACCCGTCCATGATCACGTCGCGCGCCTCGGCCGAGTACATGCACTCGGTCAGCTGGTCGTCCATGACCTGGCGCATGGCGTCGTTGCGGCGCTTGGCTTCCTCTTCGCGGCTGCGGACCTGCCGCGCGGCTGCGGCGAACTCGTTGGCGAGCGCGCCCATCCTGAGGCCGGCGTCGATCTTCTGCGCCGCCATTTGGGGATTGGCCTGCATCTCGGCTTCGCCGGCTTCGATCGCCCTGTTGGCCTCCTCGCTCATTGCAGCCGCTTCCTCGGCGGCGCGCTCGGCTCTCGCGGTCAAGGTCGGCACCGGCGTCGGCTGGATGTCCCAGTTGCGGTCGTCGGTCGGAAACAGCATGTCTAACAGCCGAGCGGCGAAGCTGTCGGTTTTCGGCCCCGTCAGGTTCATGAAGACCTTACTGCGCTGACCATGCTGACCATCCTTCGGCTGTGCGGTGTAGGCGCCGTGGATGCCCTCGTAGGCGGCGGCCTCGATCTTGTACTTGCCGTGGTACTGCAGGAGACCCTGGATCCACCGCTCCTCGACGCCGCTCCGGGCCTTCACCCGGCGCTCGGCTTCGGTCTGCTTGTCCTGGACGATGACCTTGAGCTTCGCCTCTGCGGCCTCGACCTGACGACGCGCCTCGGCCCCGTCCACCAGCACGATGGGGGCGATCACCACAGCTCCGGTCATGAGGCTTATGGACGTCCGAAGGTCAGCTTGACCTTGTCGCCCGCCGTGTGCGCGCCGCCGGCCGTGTTCGTGGTCGGCGTGGAGGTCAGCACGACGACCCTATCCAGCTTCATCTTGCTGCCCTCCTAGTAATTCGTGATGGGATCGAGGGGCCTGACAGCCGGCATGCTCGAGCGCGGCTTCCGGCTCTGCGGCTCTTCGTAGACGACGCACATCAACCCGAAGGCGTCGGCGCCGTGGCTGGCCCAATCGTGGTTAGGCCCGAAACCCACGTTGCGCTCTGCGTCGCGCTTTTCGTGATACCAGCCGAGGGCTTCCCGGCCGGGCTCTGTAGCTTCCTCGTTAAACCAGATGCGCGGAAACAACCGGCGGACTGCCTCGATCCGAAGCATCGCAGCGCCAGGCCCCTGGTTCGGGATCACGCGGGTGTCGAAGCCAGCATCCCTCAGGTGGTCCTGGTAACGCTTGCCGGTGATGTTGTTCGTGTTCACGCCGTCATGCGGGAGCACGCAGCGGGCCGTCTCCCAGCCTCGCTTGCGCAGCTGGTCGAGGTAGTAGCCAAGCACCTGGCCCTGGCCTTCGATGTAGTCGAGGACCCAGATTTCCTTGCCCACGAACTGCGCGAGCCAGATTGCCATCGCATCCGCCCGGGCGCCGGCGCCTCCAAGATCCCAAAACGCCTGGACAAGCAGTAGTGGGTCGCGAGAGACCCGACCGATGCGCCCCTGCGCCTTTGCCTCGGCCAGGTGCCTGGCGAAATATGCGCCCTCCAGTGCCTTTGCGTACCCGCCTTCCCAAATGTGATCGTACCGGTCGGGGTAGAGCTTCAGGTCCGTCTGGCGCTCCTCCTCAAGCACCTGCGGGAACCACGGATTATCGCGCCAGTTAACCTCGACCACAGTCGCGTTGTCGGGCTTCGGCTGCCGCAGAAACTTGTCGATCGCGTCGGACTTGCGGCGAGGGTTCCAGCTCGCCCAGATTTCCGATTGCTCGACACGGATGGTCGGGCGAAGCAAGGCGAGGCTGCGCTCGGACAGCGACTGCGCCTCTTCGATCCAGGCGAACCGGCAGCCCTCCAGCGACTTGATCGTCTCGGCCGTATGATCCTGCATGCCTTGGAACAGAATCACGCCGTCACCGGGAGCCATGATCCGGTCCTCCAGCACCCGGAACTGCCCGCCGACATTCAGCGCGCCGATCTTGTCCTCGATCAGCCGCTTGCTCGATTCCTTGAGCGACTTCTGGACTTCACGGATGCATACCGACCGGGTTCCCAACAGCCTGACATGCTCAGCAACCAACAGCTCGGCAAACAGGTGCGACTTGCCCGACCCTCGCCCGCCGTGCGCCCCCTTGTAGCGCGAGGCTTGGAGGAGCGGGGCGAGCTTACGAGGCGCGGAGGGTCGCAGGATCAACGATAACCCACTCAACCCGGTGCACGATCGGGTTTTCCTTGTCGCCCTTGACCTCCGTAGAGGCTAGGCGCGGGTGCAGGTAGGGTGCCGCGGCCTTCGCCATGTCGTCGCGCCGGCCTGTCTCGGCCTCGCGGTCGCGCATCACGGCGAGCATGTAGTCAAGCGGGAGCATGCCGGCGGACTTCGCGCCCTCGACAATCGCCCGGGTGCTTTTCGAGATGGCGCCCTTCGGCCGGCCGGCGCCGGGCCGCTTACCGCCCTTCGTGGCCATCTTGATTTCCGCTGATTTGGGGTTGATTAAAATCAAACGCCCGCCTCGGAGGTTCCGGGCGGGCGCAATTTCGCGAGACTATCGAGATTTGTGTCACACTTTCGGGTGCTGCGTCAAGTCCGGCTTTTGCGGTCAATGCGTTAAAGGTGTGACAGGATTCCGCTCGGCCTTGGGTCCAGGTAGATGTCGAACGGCGATATTACCGCGGAGCTAGGGGGTGCCGCCTTTCACTTAAAAGAACGCAATAGGATTTAAAAGAATTTAAATTCCGCCCGGCTCAGGCTGCCTCGCTTGACCGCGAGCATTTCGGCGCTGCCGCACATGCCGCGCCCCCAGAACGGCTGGGCAGACACAATCGGCGGCGTCAGCGCCGTCGTAACGGCCGTCGAAACTTTCTCAAGACAGTTGCGGCGGAGGAGAATCTGTCGGTGCCTCGAATCAAGCAGATACTCAGCCGCATGCCCCGCACTATCTCGAAGGTGCAAAAACCGAAGGAATGAGAGGCACCTGAGTAGCCAGCTTGCGGGCTAGTCCCCTAGCTCGCGTCACTCGCATTTTTATCGCCACGACGCTTCCGGATCTCGGAAGCCAGGTCGGATTTGGGGGTGGGGATCGCGTCGCCCATGACCCGGTTTAGGCCGTTCAAGGCGCCGCCGCGTCGTGGCGGGGCTAAATGGGCGGATTTAGGTGCAAATGGGAGAGCGGCTAGGAAATCTTAGTCGGATCAATCTTCTGCCTCAGCCTTCTCGCAATCCGCTCCACGCCCTTGCGCTCGAGCCGCCGGACCTGCTCGGGATGGGTTTTCATGATCCGCGCGATTCTTCTCAACGGCACCGTGCGCGCAACGCCGGCGACGGCTGCCCGCCAGTCGGCCGGGATCCAGCCGAGCCAGGCGAGCGCCTCGTCCATGCGCCCGATTTCCTCGGCCGTCGGCACCGCCCGCGCCCCGACCTGGCCGTAGTTATAGGCTGACGCGATCGAATGCACGACCGGCAACGGCCAGCGAGCGAGCGTCCTCGACGGCCGGTCGGTCGACGTCAGCGGCAGACGGTCCAGCACGCCCATTGCTTCGGCCATGCGCCGGCGCACAAGCTCGGCCGTCCAGTCGACGATCTCGGGCTCGGGTTCGACCGAGGGCGACCACGGCCTGGACCGCACGCGCCGCCGCAGGTCGCCGTGTGGCCAGCTGGCCTCGGTCAGCTCGCCGAGATGCGGGCCGTCGCCTTCGACGCCGCTGGGCGCGATCGGCGGCAGGTCGACCATGCGCTCGCCGGCATAGGCCCTCACCGGGACCGCCTTTCGTCTCGCCATGTACGCGCCCCCGGCTGTTGCGATTATGCGCTGTCTACGGCTGTAATGGCCTTGTGTGAAACGACGACATGAATGCCGCGCGCATAGTCGGCGCCGCTCGGGAATGCCCGATGCCAGGCTTCCTCGAACCTCTGAACCTGTGTGTCGAACCGCCCTCCGCGAGCGCCGTCCTCGGGCTGCGGGACTCCTGGCGAAACGATGCGATCGACCCGGACGCCCTTCCGGCCGCCTCGCTTGGTCGCTTGCGTCTCAATCATGTCGGGCAGGACCAGGAGCTTGATGCGGCGGCCCTTCCGCTGCGTCACGTGGGCGGGCCCGCTTTCGATCACGCCCCGCTGTTCGAGCGTCCGCAGCTCATGGCATATCTGCCCGCTGTCCACCCCGGGGATGCGAAGGTGGCCCGTGAAGACATGGGCGCCGCTGCCGGTCGCCTCCACGATCGCGTCGTAGGTCCGACGGACCGAGGGCGTCAGGGCGATTATCATACCGCCTCCACCCCCGCTGCCCGCGGGTCGTCGATGATCATGTAGCGGCCGGTGTCGACGTTGAAGCTGCCGTAGATGTCACCCCTGACGCCGATGACCTCGAACTTCGCCTTCGCCACGCGGATCAGGGTCGTGACGTCGTCGAGGCGGTGGATGATCACGCCGACGTCGGGCTTGTTGTACCAGTGGGCCGAGTCCGAGATGTCGTAAAGCGCCGGCACCGGGAATTTTCCGTCCTTGCCGCGCGCCATCTTCGCCGGATGGGCAACGACGATCAGGTGGATCTGGAACTTGACCGCGAAGCGCTTCAGCCGGCGGATCGACTCGCTGACGTATTCGGTCAGGCTCATGTCCTTCGGCCGGATGTGGTCAAGCTCGTTCCAGGGGTCGATCACCGCCACGCTCGCGCCGTACTGCACGACCGCGGCCCCCAGGCGCTCCAGGAGCCAATCGAGCGAGGCGTCCTCGTCCTCATCAGGCACGATGAAGCTGAACCGCTCGTCGATCCACCTGTCGGCGGTCTGGATGTCGATCTCGTGCTGATGAATGACCCAACGCCCGTTGTAGAGCGTGCGCAGGGCCCGCCTGTGGTCGGTCTGTGGACGTTGCTCGAAGGAGGCGAAGCAAGCGTTCCAGCCCTTCAGCGCCAGCCGGCCGACCACCTCGTTGACGAACGTCGTCTTGCCGTGTCCGGGAATGCCGGTGATGACGCACAGATCGCCCGCCCGAACCCTGTAGTGCTTTTCCAGGCCGAGAATGCCGATGTCGTGCGGGGTGGGATCGGACAACGGAGGAAGCTCGCTCATCCGGTACAGGCCGGAAATCTTGATCCACTGCGCCCGGCTCAGGGTCTCGACGACGCCGCGGTGCCCGTGCTCGAGATAGACCTCGTTCAGATCCTTGAACCGCTTTGATCGGTCCCGGCTCTGCGGATAGGTGACGAACTTGCACCGCCCCTTCCCGAGCCTGAGCGCCAGGTCGTTCATCAGGTTGGCGCCGGGCCCGTCCCCGTCCGTCGCCAAGATGATTTCCTTCACGTCGCGAAGGGCCTGCGGCGCGGTGTCGAGGAACAGGTATTTCCGTGTATCGGCCGCGCCGATCTCCTGGGCGGGGGCTCCATCCGGAACGCTCACCGTGCGCTGAAACCCGCACTGGATCGCGATTATCGCGTCGAACTCGCCCTCGGTTATAATCAGCGGCTCCGAAGCCAGCGTCTCATCGGCGATTGCGTCCCAGTTCCAGAAGATTTTCGGCGCGTCCGGATCCTGCGCGAACCGCTTCTCGCCGGCGAGGGAGCGATATTTGTGATTCACCGCCTTGCCGCCGCGAAAGTACGGGATCGCGATCGAGTCAGGGCCAAGCTTGAGCGAGCTTTCGACGCCTAACCGGACCAGCAATTCCTCGTCCAAGCCACGATCGCGGAGCAGCGTCAGGTGCCGTTCGCTGAGTGCCATTTTCGCCTCTCGTCCCGCCGTGCCAGCCGCAGTGGTGGCAGTTGAACCGAACCGATCCGCCGCCCTCGATCAGCACCGAAAGGCACGGATCGCGCTTGTTGCGCCGGGTGTGGCTGCACTTCGGACAGGTCGTCTTCCGGTTTCCCGGCGACGTGTTGCGCAGCACGATTCCAAGCTTTGCCAGCGCTTCCATGGGTCACCCGGGCGATCTCAGGCCGGGGGTCGCCTCGACGTAGACGGCCACGCCGGGTTTCGGCGCCTCTCGGCGCGGGGCCCGACCACGGTCGACGTCCTCGCGGATCCAGTTTCGCCACGCCGCAAGCCAGTCGGTTTTCGCCGCGTTCGGTTGACCGCTCGCGAGCCAGTGATCGCGGAACCTTGCCGCCGCGCGGTTGATCCAGGGCTGGATCGCCGCGAGCCCGGCGCCGCCGGGCAGCAGCTCGGTCGTTGCCCAATCGCGCCAATCGTCCGGCAGGGTCCAGTCCGTCGCAAGTCGCGCCTTTATGGCCTTGCCGGGCTTTGGCGGTTTCTCGGCGGGCGCCGCCGACGGAACGGCGGACGGCGCAGACACCGAAGCCGAAGGCGTAGGTGTCTTACCTCCTACATCCTCCCTCCTTCCTCCTACATCCTTCCTCTGCGGATCCAATTCCACATTCGCGGTTTTCGCACTCTGCGACGCGGGCGAATTTAACTGCTTCGCGACTTTCGCTGCCTCCGTGCGACGCGTCTCGCAGTTCTCGGCTAGTTCGTCGCAAGTAAATTGCTGTGCGAATTCATCATCCGTCATATTTCGCTTCAGCGAATTGCAGGGCTTGCAGACTGCGACAAGGTTGTCGAGGTGATCGCTGCCGCCGCGAGAAACCGGGATCCGGTGGTCTATCTCGAGCGACGTTGCCTTCTTCCGATAGAAGGTGATCTCGCTTGCACAATAGTGGCAGGTGCCATCTTGGCGGTCGCAAAGAAGGCGACCCAATGCGGTACCGCGCGTCGGTGCCGCAGCCTCTAGCCCTTCTTCGAGAGCGGCGTAATGCGTAATGTCGTTTGGACACGGGTGAACTCTTTGCGGTGACTTCGGCCGCTGCCACTTGCCGAAATTGCGGATGGCGCCGAACCGCCGTCCGTCAATCTCGAACTTCTTGACGATGTTGACACCCTCCAGCTCAGCTAAAAGGGCTGGCACATCGACGTCGTCGGCGGGCAGTAAACGCATCTTGAGCCCGACCGGCTTCCACTCAAACACGCCCTGATCGTCGGCTTCATTGCGGAGCGCCAGGGCCAGTAGGCGCGCGAAGGCGCTGACCGACACGAAAGCCTCGTCGGTCCACTGACCGGGATGCACAGAGCGGATACGGGCCATCAGTGAACAGCTCCAATCAGGATGTTCGGCGATTGCTCCCAGCCGTTGATGGCGTCCAGCCGGGCGGATGCCTGGCGAGCCTCGCTGAGGGAGAGGCCCATGCTCAGCGCAAAAGCCTGGAAGGCCGATTGCACGGCGACACGGGTCACCTGGGACTGGTGTTCGAGATAGGCCAGCCGCGCGTTGAGGAGCGCAGCCCATGCCGCAGACTCGGCAGGAGAACGGGCAGCGGCGAAGGAGATGATATCGCTCACGTCCCGATCTCGGTGCACGCCATCACGACGTCGTCGCGGAACCTGAGCGCGTCTTTGGGCTCGAGCTTCAGCGTCAGATCAGATGCCGAGGTCGCCCGTCCGGCGCCGTCTCTCGGTGCGTAGAGCGTCACAGCAAGCGAGCCGTCGGACTCGGCTTGGATGCGATAGGCGCCGCGGCGGGTCATGCTGCGACCCCGGCCCGCTTCGGCTTCCTTAGCACAGCGAATCCGGGCCCGAGCGCGAGCGCTTCCTTGATCGCAGCTCTTTCCGCCAGCGTAGGCGCCGGCCGCCAAGCGATCGCCATGTGCCTGGCGCA